CCGGTTCTTTTACTTATTTAAGTTCTAGTGCAGGAATTACTGGTCCTACTGGTTCTTTCACTTATTTAAGTTCTAGTGCAGGAATTACTGGTCCTACTGGTTCTTTCACTTATTTAAGTGCTAGTAATAATACTGTTGTTGGAGGTAATTTATGTGTTCCTGGATACTATACACAACAAATTGATATCGCAAATAGTTCATATTATATTCCCAGTTGGAATGGTAAAAACAATTTACAGACTACCACAACTAACACAAATAATTATGTTTCTATTAAAGGTACAGGTCAAAAACAATTGTTTGTAGTTAACAATGGGTTTGCTCCAATGAAAGTTTATAAGTCAACTAATTATGGTGGTAGTAGTGAACAATTGGTTTATTATCCCTCCACCTATACCAGTGACTACTATATGGAAGTTGTTGCTTCTGCTGCGTCGAATGATGTATCCTGCATAGTTTTAAATGTCTATGCTCCAAATGTACCTATAATTGGAACTTTATATAATATTGTATATTCGAAAGATGGTGGTGACAGTTGGAGCCTTTCTAATAGTGTTTTTGAATTTAAAAGTATGGCAATGAGTAGTAGCACAGGACAATATCTAACTGCTTTATGTTCTTCATCATTATTTATACCAGGTATTTATGTTTCAGCAAATTATGGTGATTACTGGTTATTATTATCTGGAACGTCCTCGAATAGTTGGAGTTGCGTCGCTATGTCTAGTGATGGAACATATAGAACTGCATGTGATTCATCTGGAAATATTTACACCTGGAACAGTAGGTCTAATACATTTTTACTAGTAAATTCATCATATTCACACGCATGGACTTCAGTAGCTATGTCTAGTGATGGAACATATCAAACCGCAGTTGTTAATCAGGATTATATTTATAAGTCTACAAACTACGGTAGTAGTTGGTCTGTAGCATATAATGGTTCTAAATATTCTTGGACTTCCGTTTCTTTGTCTAGTACAGGACAATATCAAGTAGCTGTTGCTTCCGGAGGTAATATTTTTTATTCAACAAATTATGGCGTTACATGGAGACAACAAACTTCTGGTGCTAGTAGTACTGATGATTTTGTTTCTGTTTCTATATCTGATAATGGAGATTATATATCAGCAATAACAAGTAAAGGAAATATTTATAAGTCTACTCCTACTTTGTCTACTGTACCTAGTTGGACCGGAGGTGTTGCAATAGGTAAAAGTAGTGTAACTTCTGGATACGCTTTAGATGTTAGCGGTAATGTAACTGTTTCTGGAGGAATTACTGGTCCTACAGGTTCTTTTACTTATCTATTAGCTAGTACAGGAACATTTAGTTATGTGTCATCTACTATTTTTAATGCAACATCCGATTATCGTTTAAAAGAAAATGTTAAAAAAATAAATATTAATGATTATTCTGTAGATAATATTAATCCTGTTTACTTCAAATTCAAAGATACACAAAGAGAAAATCTTGGTGTAATAGCTCACGAATTACAAGAATATTATCCGTTTTTAGTTGAAGGAAATAAAGATGGCAATACTTTACAATCTGTCAACTATGTAGGTTTAATCCCTGTTTTAATTAAAGAAATCCAAGAATTAAAGAGAGAAATAAAAGAAATCAAAGAAGAATTAAATAAAATTAAATAAAAAAATTGATTAAAATAAATAATAAATAAAAACAAATTATATATTATTTATTATGAAGCCAACATTATATAATATTTTAGCTACCAATAACTCACATGAGCGCGATAAATATATCCAATTTTTCGAAAAAGGGCATAAATATGTAATTTCGTTTGAACCAGAAGTAAATTATACGTCTGTCACAACATGGAACCATACTCATTTCGAAAAATTTGATGCCGACAAAATTATAGATAATATGATGAAAAGTAAAGGATGGAAAGAAGGACATAAGTATTGGGGATTAACTCCAGAGCAAATTAAAAACCAATGGACCACAAACGGGAATAAGGTAGCTGAATCAGGTACAGACCTTCACTATAATATTGAATGTTTTAATAATAATAATAGCCTAAAGGTATCATACACTAATAAAGAGCTATACGAAAATTATATGTATGAAAATATAGAAGAGCATGATACAAAACCTTTAGAATGGAAATATTTCATAAATTTCGTAAAAGACTTTCCCGATTTAAAGCCGTATCGCACAGAATGGTTAATATACGATGAAGACGTGAAAATATCCGGATCGATAGATATGGTTTATGAAAACACAGATGGTACTTTATCGATTTATGACTGGAAAAGAAGCAAAAATATTACGAGAATAAATAATTTTAATAAATTTGCGTTACCTGAAGAAATTTGCCATCTTCCCGACTCAAATTTCTGGCATTATGCTCTTCAATTGAATACTTATAAAGTTATTTTAGAGAGAAAATATAATAAAATAATAAAAGATTTATATTTAGTGAGGTTACATCCAGATGCAGAAGAGAAAAATTACGATTTAATTCAGCTTCCTAATTTGTCAAAAGAGATTATGGAATTGTTTATAGAGAGAAAAACTAAATTATAAAATTTAATAAAAACAAATTAAAACAGCTTAAAACTTTAAAAATATTTACATTAATTATGATTACACCAAACAAAGATATAATACTATTTTTTTTGAATATTTATATCATTTATTTTCTACATAACAGGCCCGAATTCTTAATTTATGTTCGCGATTTTCTACATATCATACTTTTTAAGATATATAGCCAAAATTATTTTTTAGTTGAATTTATATTTGGGCGTGATTTAAATAATAATGAAGACGTGTTAGAAGAAGATGTTGTTGCCTCTACAAATGGCGAACCTGTAACAAACGATAACATAATAAAATATGAAAATAAGTATTTAAAAGAAATTAGACTTTTAAATAAAGAATTTGTATTTAAAGCTGAAGAAGAACAAGAAAGAAATGATATATTTTTAGCTACACTTCAAGAGTTAAATGAGAAATTATTGGAGGAGATTAGACAAGTTAAAAGTAAAATAGATAAAAATAAATTGTTAATCACGAATTATGAGCTGAAAAAAGAAGACTATTGCGTTTTCAATGAAGAATGTGAAAGCGGGAAAGATAGAAAACACGGAAAAGATCAAAGCGGAGAAGACGATGGAAGCGAATACGATGAAAGCGAATACGATGAAAGCGGAGACGATGAAAGCGTAAATCGAGATAAGAAAGAAGAAAAAATGAAAGAACTTATATATGAGAATGAGTGTTTAGAAAAAGAATATAATAAACTATTTCGTGTTTATGAAGACCAAAAAGGTATAAAAGAAGAAGCGAATATAATTTCGAGAAAATATATTATAAACAAACAGCTTGAAAAACTTAAAAATTGCTATGTAATGGAAAAAACCCCACTTGGTAATGTATTAATGATTTATAACATACAAAAAAATTCATTTTCTTATTATAGTGATAATTCAATTCCTTATAGATATTTAGAAACGGTTGCGAGAAAATATATAAAAACATTTAATTGTAGGCCTATTTTTGTGGATATGGAAGAAGAATTAAAATTAGCTGAAGAAAGGTGGGAAAAAGAACGTATTGAAAAGGAAGAAAAAGAAAAAGAAAAAGAAAATAAAGAAAAAGAGAGAGAAAATAAAGAAAGTGAACCCAAAAAGAAGAAAAATGTGTTTGCGAAATTTAAAAGCTATAATAAAGATACAAGTGCTACAGCTAAATCAATGGTAGCTCCTCCAAAAAACAGTATTCCTAATACGCAGTTGACAAAAGAACAAGAAAACGAAAAAATTTTATTAAAAGAAAAGGCAAATTGTTATACATATGAGGGTAAATTTGCAAACTTTAGTTTTTTGAAAAAAGTAGATAGAAAAATTGTCAATAAAAAATACGGTTTATCGTTTGCGGATTTTAAGAAAATTAAAAAGGATATAAAATAATATTTTTTGGAACTAGATTAGTATTTTTAGTTTTATATGATGTAAAAATAAAAATATAAACTTCTTGTTATAATATAATTATGACTATAAGTAAAAAATGTAACAAATACAAACTATTGAAAACGAAAAAAAATAAAAAATATTTTGGGGGTAACAATAGTTTTAATCATGTAACCCATGTAGAAGGTGGTAAAAAACATAAAGAAAAAGAAGAAACAGAAAAAACAGAAGAAACAGAAGAAAAAGATAGTACAAATTTTGCTCCTGGTATTTTTGAAGAAATTAAAGATGGAGTAGGTAAATCTGTAAAACCTGTTATTAGTACTCTTGCGAGTAGCGCTGCAACGGGGTTTAAGTCTTTTGCCGATAATATTGACAAAAATGAAAAAAATGAAACTGATATAAAAAGTAGCACTACACAAAAATCAGAAATTCCAGGTATTTTAGAGCTTGGTTATAAAACGGCACAAAACGTAGCTGTTAATACAATTGATACTATGAATAATATTATAAATAATGAAAAAAATAAAGAAACTGTTGTTGGTGCAGTAGCAAGAACTGCAGAAATTAGTAAAGATATTATCGAAAAATCTGTTGACGCAGTAAGTGAAACGTTAAATACACAAGAAACAAGAGATAAAATAGAAGAAACCAGTGAAATCGTAGCTGAAGTTGTAAATAAAGTTGTTAATAACATGGATGAGCCGTTGGAAAAATTTGCTGATAAAATTGGACAGGCAAGTGCAGATGCCGCTTCTGGTGTTGCATCAGGATTGATTAAAGTAGCTACTGATGCCGCAGCCGCAGCTCCTGGGGTTGGTGCTGTTATTGAGTTGGGAAAAATTGCTAATGATGCTACTGCATCTGCTGCTTCTGTTGTAGAAGCAGCTAAAAATAGTGTTGAGGCCTATACAGAATTAACTAACGAAATAGCTGATATAAGTAAAATTAATAATAATAATGTCAAATCTACTGGTGGTGGTAAGGTTCTACAAAATTTTAAAAAATATATAAATGAAAAAAATAAAATTACAGAAAGAACTAATAAATCGATAAATGAATTTATTAACCCACACGAAAAAGGTGAAAAAAATATATCTAATGGTAATAAGAAATCTAAAACAAATAAAAGGCTTTTAAAACGTAAAGTTAAATCAAAGAAAGTTAGATTTTCTTTATAATTTTTGTATTTTTCTCTCTATTTTTATTTTTTATAAATTTTTATTTTTCCAATTTTTAAATCCATTGCTTCTAAAAATATTAAAAGAACTACCTAAATGGTTTAATGCTATTAAATATGCTTTTTTATTATTTTCATCTAACTGTCTTAGATATTCATATATGTCTTTTTGGGTTTCTATAGAATATGTGCTTACTAAAGCAGGTACCTTTATATCTAAAAGTGAGAAATCAATTGTTTCGTTACTCATTTTTTTTATTATTTATTTGTTTATTTAAAAACATAAATTTAAATCAATTTTAAAATATAAAATAAAATAAAATAAAATAAAATAAAATAAAATAAAATAAAATAAAATAAAATAAAATAAAATAAAATAAAATAAAAAAATGTTTGGGATTTCTCTACCCTCTTATGAGTGACTAGAGTTTTACAACACTTAACGGCAACCCTTTACATTTTTTATTTTTTATTTTTTATATATTCATTTAAATTTATTTTATATTTATATTTATTTATCTTTAATCATAATTATTGCGTCTGATAATGCTTTTGCTTTAATTTTTTCTTCTTGGTAAGCTGTAAATATACTCCAATAGAGTGTATTAACTCGCTGATTTTCTGCATGTAATTCCGCTACCTGTTCTTCAAGTGATTTCACATATCGTCCGTCAATTGTGATAAGTTCATTATCATCTTCTTCCATATATTCAGCAATGTCGTCCATTTGTTCGTACGTTTCAGCTTGTTCATTTACTTCTTCTTCGGCTATAAGATGGATTAAGTCAATTTCTTCAGCTGTAAATTGCTCTTCTTCGTCTTTTTTTATAATTTCTTTTACTTCTTTTACTTCTTTTATTTGCATATAAGTTTCAGCTACTACATCTTCTATTGTGTGAAGATTTTTAAATTGTGGTGCTTCGATGAAGTCATTACAGGAAACAGAAGGTTTATCTATTACTATACGCGGTTTGCGTTCGCTTGGTAGATATTTACGCGCTTTGTTTTCAAGCACAATCCAATACACGATGCCTTCATAATAAAGGCGAGCTTCACATATAGGATCGATAACTTGCGACTGAAAATTGCGATTGGCAATAGTGTCATACCAGAATTCAAAATGAATATATGCCGAACAAATTTCTCTTTTTCCATCAGAAGAAGTCCTATAATTTGCTAGATCGACATTTTTTAACTTACCTAAACCTTTGTCATTAATGATATCATAAATTTCTTGTTCGCTGTAATCAGCAGATACACGAGGAATATAAAGACTAATGTTATTTAAAGTGGCTGACATTTTTTCAAAAAGTTTTAAAGTTTTAAATGCTTTTAGCGAACAGAGTATACAATTATAAGCTACATTTAACTATCTTGTAAAAAGTATTTCAATTTTTTTTGTTTGCCATAATGTTTCTTTAAATTACTAAAAATATACAAATTTTTTATACAAAAACTACCGAATACATTTTTTTATAAATATAAATAATTAGTAATTTAAAGAATTTGTTTTAAAACAAAAAAAATGAAATACTTTTTTATAATGTAGTTAATAGCATAACTAAGTATTATATAATCGTTGAAAGCGCATAACTAAAACTAACTTTTGAAAAAAAAATGTCTATCAAACAGCAAGTAGCAATTTCTAATATTGACGAGTTTGGTCGTGATATGTCACTCCGAAACCCTAAACGTGATAGTAGTGTTTCTAGGTTTAAAGGTATGTCATGGGCCGATATTTGTGATACTATTGAGGAAGAAGCTGAGATTTATGAAGAAAAAATTAAACAAGAACAAGCCGTCTGGGCCCATATTTGTGATTTTATTGAAAAAGAAGCTGAAAAAAATAGGAAAATGTGTGAAGAGAAGATAAGAAAACAGGAAACTGCTTCTCTCCGTATTATTCTTGCTGAACGCAGATTTCTTTATCAAAATGGCGAATATGATCTTGAAGAAGGTGAAGAACTAGAGCTATAAATAATGTATATAATGTTAATTTAATGTAAATAAATTTAAAAATCTATAAAAAATAAAAATCTATAAAACAAAAATACAAAATTATAAAAAAAAATATAAAAAAGGAGGTCCAAATGGGCTTCACTTTTTTATATTTTTTATTTTTTGTTTTTTATTTTTTTATTTTTTTATTTTTTTACAAAAAAAATTGAAATACTTTTTCAATGAATAAATGAGAAGATAAATAATATTGGTAAAAAGTGTATAAACATTATTTAAATATTTAAATTCTCGAATAATTTTTAAAAAAAATGTCAGCAACAATTAATTATGAATGCCCTATCTGTATGGATGATATTGATTTAAATAAAAATTGTATTGCTACTGAATGCGGACATCGATTTCATACAAGTTGTTTAATGAAAAGCGTAGCTCATAATGGGTTTGGGTGCCCTTATTGTCGAGCAGTTATGGCAGAAGAACCGGAAGATAATGAAACTGAATATACAGAAGATGATGGAGAAGAAGAAATGTTTGACGACTATGCTCTCCGTGGTTTCCGTTTCTTCTTTAATAATTTAAATGGATTAAATCATGATACCGAAGATGTTAAAGAAGAAGATGAAGATGAAGAAGAAGGTGAAGACGAAGAAGAAGATAATAGAAGAAATAATAAGCCGTCAGTACAAGAGATTACACAGGGTCTAAGAGATAAAGGTATCACAATGGAATGCCTAGTAAAATGTGCTCTTTTAGAACATAGTGAATATGATAGACAAGAGGTTGAGTTTAACAGGCTTGCAGATGATATATTTGATAAAATTTGCCAAATAATTGCAGATCATTAAAATAAAAATTTGTATTTTATATTTTGTATTTTGTATTTTGTATTTTGTATTTTGTATTTTGTAATTTAGGAATACCAAAAGAAAAGTATGAAAATATATTCAAAGGAGCATATAACAGAGATGCGGTATATGTGAAAAATAAAACAAGAAAACGAAAATTAAAGAATTACAAGGTTTAGAAAATCGGCGTTTTAAATGTCCAAAGGTGTAATAAATTAATATTTTTTATATAAAAAAAATTGAAACAAATAAATCAATAATTATTTAAGTTAATATAATTTAAAGTCTTTACGATAATATAATCTAACCTAATCTAAAAAATGTTTTCCAAAAGTTATTACAGTATTTATATTCCTCGCATAAAAATTGCGTTTGATACGGATAATGATTATATTCGACAAGAGTTATCATATATCGGCACTATATCGCGTATAGACTTTGTTCCTATTGGTAAAAAACAAGGTTTCAAAGAAGAATTTTATTGTGATGTTATGACGGCTTTCGTTCACTTTAGTTTTCTTACAGAAGAAGGTATTAAAATAAGAAAAAGTATGAATGATAATTATAACAAACCATATAGATACTTTTTAAAATCCAATAGAACTTCTTACTGGTTATTACTTCCAGTGAAAAATCCGGTTCCAAACACAATGATGAATAATGCACAAATAGTAGAAAATTGTAGATTTTTGGAAAACAAAGTTGAAGAGCTAACAGAAACCGTGAATGAATTAAAAAAAATTATCGAAGAATTACGACCTAAAAATGATAATCTGTTTAATAGACAAATATATTTATCTCCTTATTATGCTCATAGTAGCCCAATTGATTGGAAACCAATCTACGCAACAGATATGACAGATGAAGATGATGATGATGATATAAGTACTCATTCAAGTATGCCAGAATTAGAATCAGTTACTACAAGTGATTATGAAGACGATCAAGATAAATTTTAGAATAAAAAAATTTATATAAAAAAATATATTTTCTATAAATCAAACATAATATAAATATTTTTTTTTCATAAATAATAAAAATAATAAAATTAGTAATTGAATTATTAATTTTATAAATAAAAAGTTACACGAAGAGGGGTTCGAACCCTCGCATCTTACGATAGTGGGTCTTAAGTCCACCGCCTTAGACCGCTCGGCCATTCGTGCTTCATGTTTGTGTCGTTGGTATATTTTACTAGTTCCATTATTAACGTGTTAGTTTACAAGACTAATGTTTTTTTTGATTGCTGCTGGGAACCATACACATATTAATAATATTAATGTCTTTAAGTTGTTTTTTTTGAAATATAACTTTTTGTTATTTTTTTTACTTATTATTTTTCTTTTTTATAGTTTTTGATTTATCAAGCCAAAATCTGTTATAATCTTTTGGATATTTCAAGAATAATTCGTCACCTTTTTTAATATTTTTTTTGGCGTATAGTGCTCTTAATTTTAATTCACAATTCGTTTTACTTGGTAATTCATTAATATAATTTACTACATTTTGGCTTTTATATGGTTCTGTTTTGGCAACTAATATTTTCCAAATACGTCTCATTGGATAAGTATGAAGTGAATTTGTTTTATAGTCACCATATTTGTTTTTAAATGTACTCCACTTCATTTCCTTACCATAATAGTCGACAATTTTTGTATCTTTTGGTATATCGACCAACGCAAAAACACCTAAGCCTTCTATTTTGGACTTTTTTATTGTCACCAAGTCATTTTTAATTTTTGGCATTCTTTTTCTTGTTTTCATTAATATAATATGATAAAAAATATTTTATAACCTTTATATCATATAAAAAAAACCACCTCTTTAAAAGTGGTAGATGCTCATACTGGGAGTTGAACCCAGGTCTACAGCTTATAAGACTATTGTGCTAACCGTTACACCATACGAGCAGATTATTTGTTTATACACTATTTTTTATTATATAGTTTTACCATATAAAGTTTTTAAATTGTTTTTTTGATTAAATAATATATTTTTAATTAAGTTTAACATCTAAAAGCGAATGCAAATATACCGACAGCTATAATTCCTAATACAATTCCCATATGATAATTATAAGACATCTCTCTATACATTTGTAACCAAGCTTTTACTTGTTCTTGAGAATTCATATGATTTAACATCCAATCAGATTTTGGGTGAAGAATATAATAAAAATAATTTGTTAAAAAACTAGTTGCCATTACAGTACATACTAAAGAAAATGAATTCATCTTGTTATGTTTAATTTGTATGTTATAAAATATGATGAAGAGAGAAAATATTAGGCCGATTATATATCCTTGAATACTTATTGTTTTTCTCTCTTCAGATATTTTTTCATATCTTTTTTGTAAATCAGTAGGCAACTTTTCCTTATAATGCTTTACTATTTCGCTTTTATTTGTAATGTTATAAAAATAGATCATACCAATAATAAAAATTGTTGATATTATACAGGATATTTTACATACCATTTTTCTTTATATTTTATTAATTTATTTTTTATTTTTTATTAATTTATAAAAAAAATATAATATATAATAAAACTACAAATGAATAAACTTGACTTGTTTGTTTATTTTATTTATGGGATAAAAATATTATTTATACTATCTGCAGTAGCTAGTATTTTATTAAAACACACAAATAAAGAGAATACGCTCCTATATAAAAATGTCGTTTATTTAAAAGGACATTTTGAATTTGTATTTATTATTTGTATGGCAATATTATTAATCTATGTATTTAATCCTAGAAATAAAAACGGTCACATTCATCGTGAAGATATTAGGTTTTTATTTTATTTATTTGGGTTTGTATTATTAATAGATGCTGATTGGAAAACATATATTGGCAACTCTTACATATCAAATTTAGTCTAATAAACTTTGAAAAACATATGGTATTTACACCTTTTTTTATTTCAAATGCCGATTTTTTCTAAAAATAGATCCAACGACATTTGGACACCAAATAAAATAAGTTCCTTCACCATATGTTTATGTAATTTTATATTATTACATTCGCTTTCTTTGTCCTAAATAACCTGCTGCGCTTCTACCTACCATACCGACATCTGTATGTGGTTTATAAATAAATGTTCCTTTACTCACTGTATAGCAAAGTTTTGAACCATCATACATTTTATTATATGGAAGTAATGTTGTATCAAACATTGTCTTGAAATTTGTTGCTTTATTTAACCTGTTCGAAGGATATGGAGTTATATTTGTATAAGTTGCAGATAGCGTAAACATTATAATATTAGTAGATAATAAATAATATTATATATATTTTTTTATTTACCGCATGAACTACATCCGGGTTTTACAGAGTGAATTCTGCCGATAATTGGCGCATTTAAAGCGCTTGATGACTTTCTTGTTGTAACTGTCACATTTGAAGAATTAGTAGCTGCTGCATATTGTCTTGCGGTTAAATTACCGTTTGAAAAATACATTCCCATTTTCATTTGAGGCATATTATAATTAATATAAATATTATAATTATTTTTTTGGTATTTTGTAAAGTTTTCTAAATTTTTTTCGTTTTTCGTTTTTCGTTTTTCGTTTTTCGTTTTATTGATTTGCAACTATTGTATTTCCATAAATACCATTTAAAACCTTTGAAATGCTATAACTATCATTTTTTGTTAAACAATCTGATGCATATGTCGTTAAAAATCCAGATGTATATGTAGTTCCGTTAATAGTACCATTACAGTTACATGGATAATAGATAAGTAATGTAGAAACATCTGTTACTGTTTGGAGTGTGCCATTATCAAATTGTATCGTATAAACAGATCCATCTATGCCTGTTATAATAGCTCTAGTATAATAGGTATATCCTGTTTGTATAGCATATACATAATCGTCTATATTAAAGTTAAAACTACTTACTGGTTCAGGTTGCCAAAATAAGTTTTCGTATAACTTTATATTTTGGTTTAACTTTTCGGTAGGTGTGATATCTATAGGACAGTCACAACCGCTTATAATATTTGTTTTTATAGTTTTGCCACCATAAATTGGAAATGCTTTGTTAAAAGGAACATCTAGTCCAAAATTAGAAGGTACTGCTCCTCGTCTCAATGGTCCTTTTCCTTTTAAGCGGTTTAAATATCTGTCATATGAGTTATGTTTAATATCGCAACCTATTCCGCCAGGACTTTGGCAACCAGGTCGGCTAGATGTAACTGATGTATGTTTTCGGTTCATGCTTGAGTTTGCGCCTGTTGGTATTAACCCTTTTTGAACGCTTGGTACGGGTCTATCGCTCATTTGGTTCCAGCATACTCCATATGTTTTTGATGTTGGTTTTACGTAAGCGTTTAGTGGTCCTAAATTTGAAATATACACTGAGCTTGGCACACGAACAGTTTTTTGGATTATTTTTAGCCTTTGATATTGGTTTGCTGGGGTATTGCTTGTTAAGTTTGTATCACAACCTCTATACCTATAAATTTTTTCATTTAAACCTAGTAATTTATTTGGATTATTATATACGATTGAGGTTTTTGAAATTATTGTCATATATATAAAAAGATTATTATAATAATTTTTAAAATTGAAATTAATTAATGAAATAAAATAAGAAATAAAATAAGAAATAAAATAAGAAATAAAATAAGAAAAAGTAACAATTTTTAATATGAATAGGATTAATGATTTACATAAACAGGCACAACATTGCTGTATTTATTGCGGTAAAACATATAAAACACGTTCGAACGTAGATAAACATATTATATTATGTGAGTTACTACATAAGTCTAATAGGAATATAGGAGATGAGCTAGAAGATATACCTTCACAAAAAAAAATGTATAAAATGCTTTTAGAATTAGCCAGCAAATATAATAAACTAGAGGAAAAAGTTGACGAAATTAATAAATGGGTAGTCAAAAAAAAGAAAAAAATAAACGTTATAGAATGGTTAAATTTAAATATTGCGCCAACATATACTTTCGACAAATTATATGAATTTATTGAAATACGTGATGAAGATATAGAATATTTGTTACATAATTCATTTTATGATACTTTAAATCAAATATTTTCGAGAAATATTTATAATATAAGTGAAAATGAGTACCCGATTTATGCTTTCGTTCAAAAAGCGAGTATGTTTTATGTTTACGATAAGATTGACGGAAATTCTGGTGAAAATGAAAACGCGTGGCAAGAAATTAGTAGAGATAAACTATTTAAGTTTTTGAATAAAGTTCACTTGAAAATTTGTAAGTATTTTAACGATTGGAAAAAAACGCGTATCGAAGAATTGAAAAATAATGATAACTTATCTATTACATGTAATAAAACTCTCGTTAAAATAATGGGTGTTGAATTTAAAGAAGAGAATACTTTAAGTAGGGCTCGAAGTAATATGTATTCGAGAATGAAAGTAGATATGAAGGCAATGGTGGAGTATGAATTTGAATTTTAACTTTATTTATAATTATTTATGAAATGGTATTGGATAACCTAATACTGTATATCTTTCTATAAGTTTTGTTTCTCCTGTTTCCGGATCAAGCCTAAATGTGTCGCTACTTTGTGATGCTAAAGGTAAACCATATACACTGAAACTTGAATTTATTCCACCACCTCTACATCTGTTTGACTTTGATTTGTTTATATATTTTTTGTTTTTTCGTATATTTTTTGTTTTTCGTATTTTTCTACTATATTTTTTATATTTTTTATATTTTGTTGTGTGATGTAATTTTCTTTTTTTATTTGTTTTTTTATATTTTTGTAAACGTAATTTACCTCCAATACTGTTTTCTTTGTCAACTACATTAAATTTTGCGTAAACCATTTCATGGTCACTTTTATTGCTTATTTCTTCGTTTCCTTCATTATATATTTTTAGATTTTGAACTATATTATCCTTCAGTCCTAAAACATAGTCACCAGTAAAACGATAGTTTGAAATTTTTCCGCGCTCACCCAAACTTCGCGCGTTTACTTTAGAAATGGCGGGTCCTTGATTTCTTTCAGGAGATTTGTCATTTTTTATTATAGCACATTCGCCTTGTTCAACTATTAGTTCATCTCCTTTTTCTTTGTCAAAACCAGTGACTTTTTCTATATTTGATTTTTTTTCTTCCGTTATGACTTCATTTTTTCCGATAAATAAATCATCAGGACACGATGAGTTAAAATTATAACAGCAACTTTTAGGTGCTTCTTCGCCTGTACTATAACAATAAGCATTACCATTTAAAAGTAAAGGATCTGACGGATTTATTGAATTATTTGGGTCGTTAAAATCACCCATAATGAAAATATTACTTTTTTCTATAATATTTTGGATGTCTAGTGTAGGTTCATATTTCATTTTATATTCTTCTAGTGCTTTGTTCAGGTGTATCTGAATTTGTTCTCTTAAATTTATCATATTATTTTTAAATGATTCGTGCGGAAAATTTGGACCATGTAAGTTTATTAATATATAATTTTTATCAGTAAATACTATTAATATTGGTCTTCCATCTTGAGCAAGTTTTTTTTCTTTAAAATCATTTGACGTTTCATCTTTTACTTTCATAGTAATCGTAAAATTTAGGTCGGATGCATAAGAATATTTGTAATTTCCTAATTCTTTATGCCATATCGTAAGTAATCCAGGTACAATTTCAGGATCTTGTACTGTTACAAAGTGACTTTTATAAAAAAAATTATTAGTACCAAATTCTTTTGTAAATTGTTCGACTATATATTCAGCACCACCATCAAATTTTTCAATAGATTTTTCAATAGATTTTTCATTAGATTTTTTAATAGTTTCTAATACTTTTTCTCTTTTATTCATTTCTTGAAACCCTATTACAGGGTATTCTTCTTTATCTTTTGTTTTATTCCAAAAACTTATAGCATTGTTTATTGCATTTTTAAAGTATTTGCGTTTATCAGGTTCACTACTATTAAATAATTCATGTAAAAAATTTTTTTCACTGGCAAATGGATTAGGTATACCCGAATCGCTTAGCCAACTTGTGTTATAACTTGCTACTGATATTATGTGTGCCATTTTTTTATATATTACAAGCGTAAAAAATAATTATATTTAATTAAATATATTTATTTTTTTATAGTTTAATGTTTTTATGGTTTAATGTTTTTATGGTTCAATATTTTTTATACAGAAATAAAACTAGGTTCCACTGCAACTCCACATACCCCAGCATCATTCGTCGAAGATGTTCTTTGAATACGGACATAACCCGACTCGCCCCACGATGAACCCCACGAATTACGTACCTTCCAGTAATCAATACCGTTTTCGCTTCCATATCCAACAATTTCAACTGCATGGTCTAAATTCGCACCACACTTTACTGCATCTGTCAAAATTCCACTTGAATAAGATTGAAAATATCTGGTATCAGCTTCAATGGCAATAACTACAGGTTGAGCTGCAACAGCATATTTTAAAGCAGATTGATCGTTTGCTTTTACATCATAGCAACCAGTAAACTTCACACCTGCAGAAGTACATTTTTGGCAAGTTCCGGAAGAACTACCAGATCCTGATGTATAAGGATAAGAAGCATCTGTGCATTGACCATTATTAATCATATACTTAAAAGCGGAGTCAGGATTTCCTCCATTACATCCCATATTGAAATATCCAAATCCACCAGCACAATCAACCAAATATTCTTCGGACAAGTCTAAAAGCTTACCGCTACGAATAGCCCAAACACTTTCTGCGTTTGCGGTTGTTGCAAAAGCCCAACAAGAACCGCACTTACCTTGGTCTCTAACTGAATTCACAACACCCGCAGTAGTCCAGTCAACCGTAACGGGTAAAACTGCATTTGTGGAAGGTAAAAAAGCAGAGCAACCAAACGACTGTAACTTATCATATCCGCTAGCGTAATATGCCTTAAACTCTGACGGTGTTAAGTCTGTAAATTGATTGACGCCCATTGTGAAATTTCTGTTCGTATTTAAATTATGTAAAATAATATTATGAAGGTTATATCTAAAAATTTGAAAACGATTTTCTACTTCTTCAAGCGTTTCATATCTCTTTCTATATTTTTCATAAAAACTAATAAACTGCCCCCATTCATCATTATCGTCAATAAAAACGCCTAATTCTCCTCTTCTTAAAATAGGAGACGCGTTAGATAAGGCAAATAACGAAGCAATAGAAGCTAGTAAAAACAATGTTGGTAGCATTTCTTGTTATAGTTTATTATTATAAATTGGTTTTATATTGTTTTTTCAAATAATTTATTTGGCTAATTGAATTTGTTTGGTTAGTTTGACGTATTTTATTTATCCTACTTTCAAATATGGTTTGCAAAAAATATAATGAAAAATATAATAAAAACTTTATTTATTGTAATATATAATAAGTAAAATTTATATGAGTAGAAGATATTTATTTTCAATGGAAACGTTAAAAACGATAAGCCAAGGTGCTTTAGGTGCTGTTACGTTTGGAATATATCATCGTTCTACTACAAATAAAATGATGGAAATAAATAATGAAAACCATGAGTTACGGCATAAATTTATAATAGAAGAAATGAAAACACAACATAATAAAGAAATGGAAACGCTAAGAGAGAAAATTTCTAATTTAGAAAATATTAATAACGCTGAAAAAAAACATAATCATAACAAAGGTTATAGTAAATAAAATTATGTAATTATGTAAGAACAAGTGTAAAAATATGATAAAATAATGTTTATTATATTTTTTATATTTTTTTATATTTTTTTATATTTTTTTATATTTTTTTATATTTTTTTATAATTAGAAGGTTTGAGGTTATAAATTTCATATTTTATAGTCATACAAAAAGGTCATTTGGATAAATATTTCTCTCTAAATTCTTTCAAAGACAATAAGGGAATTTCTAATTTCTTTGCTTCTTCGGCCTTAGTAGAATATTCTTCTTCTCCGTTTTTAGAGAGAACAACAAAGGTATTTTTAGAAACACTTGCGCCTATTTTTGCACCAACTTCTTTAAGTTCGTTTTGTAAATTTATATCTCTAAAACCTGTCATAACAATTGTTTTACCAAATAATGGATGCGTCTCATTTTTGTCTAGAAGATGTGTTTCACTAGTAGATAATGTATCCATTAATAATTTATTTTCTAGACCTGTCTCTTTTAAAAAGCTTACAAATTCTTCAATATTCGTTACGAATAGTTCGGCTGTTTTGTTTGCCATTCCTTTAATTGAAGAAATCATTTGTATTTTTTCATTTTTTGTTTCACACGATATCAGTATATTTGGATACGAGTTTAGAATTAGTTCTAATTTCTTATCGCTAAACCCACGCCCAAAAATGTTAGATGCACTCATTATCGTCAGTAAACTGGCTTCTGATATTTTATTTTTTATTCCTTCATAAAGTTTGGTTGCCATTTTTTCTTTAAATCCATCAATAGAAAGAAAATCTGATTTTTCCATTTTCAATATTTTCGCCACAGTATCGTACCCTGCTTGAATAATACGTGCTATATTTCCACTACTTAGTCCTTCAACACCTATTCCTTTAAAGAAACCAGTTATAACTTTCTCTCTAACTGTATCGTCCAAATCTATATTTTCAAGAATAATATCTATATGTGTATCATTCCATTTATAAGGAACAGTAGGCATTTTTGGATTGGTTGAGTGACAAATTATTTTACGAATATGTGGTATAACGTCACCGCTTCGTATAATCTCTATCACTGAACCTACTCCTATTTTATTTTCATATATGAACGCACCATTAAAACCCGTAGCGTATTCTATACAAACGCCACCCAATTGTATCGGTTCTATTTGGACACGCGGTTTTAAATATCCGTCTTTACTTGGCGTCCAAATAACGTCGACCACTTTGGCTTCCATGATTTGCTCGGTTAAAACCATTTTAAATGCAAATGAGTGTTCAGGATTTCCGTCTTCTCTCTTATATATTCTATCATCTGTTACGATCAACCCGTCTATTTCATAATTATATTTTTGACGCCAATCGACAAGAGTTTGTGATAAAAGTTCGTTTGTTAAAGATGAATGACTAGTATGAAGAACTGTTTCTATACTCGTGTTATCAAGTTTCAAAAGGTACTCCATTTGTAGTGAAGGTTTTAAAACTGGTTTAATAACTTCGTATGCTACGAATTTAATGTCGGTTATGGTGGCGGTATTTACTGTTTTTTGGTTAATAATTCCTGCTACCATATTTCTAGCGTTAGCAAAGTTCGTTTTATATTTTGTTTCAAATACTTTTTTCGGTATAATGAACTCACCGCGAATAACAGTATTGCTTATTTTTGGTAACTGTAAATAAGGTATTAGATGGCTAATATCTTGTCCTATTGTTCCGTCTCCTCGCGTATATAATTTTGGTGTTGTCTCTTCTGTAGTATAAAGGCCACTTACTCCATCTAATTTACATGATAATACGTAAGGTCCTTTGTATTTTGTAGACCAGTTTTGTAGTGAATTTGTATCTGGTTTAATCTTATTCATTGACGCCATTTTATATGGTAATATGGTCTTGTTTTTTGTGACGGGTGCACCGATTTGTTTTATAGTTTCGTTTTGTGGAAATTTAAATTCAATAAATTCTTTAATAATATCGTATTCATTATCCGTCATAAATGAAACGTTGTTATAGTACGCGTCATTTGCTTCTTTTATTATTGAAGATAATTGAAGTTCGGTTAGGCTGTTAAGAATAGTTACGCCATATTGTTTGAAATTTTTGATGTGTTTTTTAGTATCGTTTTCTATTACTATTTTTTGTTTTGTTTCTATTTCGGTTTCTGTTTTGGGTTTTGTTATAATCTTTTTTTTTAGTGTAGTATTTTTTTTTATTATTGGATTATGAGTTGTATTATTTGTATTATTTGTATTATTTGTATTATTTGTATTATTTGTATTTTTTTTTATTACTGCACGTCCATCTATGCGTTCTTCTGGTGACTTATATTCTAAACCGAGATAATCGAATATATCTTTTTCAGTTTCAAATTTATGAGATACTTTAACTTTTTTTGTATTTTTGTCTTTATTATTATCTTTTTCTTCATTTTGTAAATGATATAGTCCATGTTCGTTCATTGTTAAATGTATTTGTAGTGCGGTATGTCTCATAACTGTATTAAATATTTTACTTCCCGTAAAATAAAGAATAGCAAATGGAAACTCTTCTGAACCTGTGTATAAGAAATCTACTCTTCTATAAGTAGGTGAAGAAGGAATTTTTGCTATAACAAGACATTTTGATGGACCTCTAGAAAGAATTTCTGTGATGATATTGAATTTAACAAGTATATCAATAAATTTAATAAAAACGCTTGGATTATTTGACGTGATGATTACATCAATATCTCCTGAACTTTGCGCTCCTCGCCTATATGAACCTACAATTTCATATTTTATATCTTTTTCTGTCTGTAACTGCGAGTTAATAAAGGTCTTGTTGAAAATCTCTTTATATTCGTCTATCTCTTGGCGAGGAATTCTTTTTAAAATATCTTCATAATATTTCAGGCCTATTTTTTGGACGTCATTAAGCATATGTTGTTTTTCACGAAGTTTTTCTATTGTAGTAATTCCGTTTTCTACTAATTCTTTTGCCTTTTTAGGTCCTATACCATATACTTCTGCCAAAATGTTTATCGGATTGTTTTTTTCTTGTTCCAGTAGTTTTAAAGTTCCGGTTTTAATGAATTCATCTATTTTATCTATAATTGTAGTGCCTATATTTGGATAACCTTTTAGTTGTTCTGATGATATAATATTATCAGTATAAGACATTATCGTTTCTTGTGCCTTCTGGTATGCACGTGCGCGAAAGGGTTCTCCTTGTTTTAACATTATATTCGCTAGGTTTTCCATAAGTTCAATTAATTTTTCGTTTAGACGATTGACCATAGATGAATTCATTTTTATTTATTTGTTTATTTATCTTTAAATTATTTCTTGTATTTTTCTCTTACTTTTTTTTGTTTTCTGCCGTTTTTTGTAATATATTATTTGATAAATTAAATTACTTAAAGACATATTCATAATATAATTTGTATAGTAATATACAGCAAAAAAATTATATTATGAATTTGGCTTCGGTCTTATAGTGTAATGGTTAGCACCAAGGACTTTGAATCCTTTAATCTGGGTTCGAATCCCAGTAAGACCTTTTTATATGTGTTCGATGGTTGCTTTTTCTTGTGGTAAGTATTTAGCGTCTTTTATTTTTTTCAAATTTTTTATTCTTTTGATATGTTTTATAATATATTGCATTGTGTACTTATTATTTTTTTTTATATAGGTTTCAGCTGAAGAAGGACTTACTGATGAACTATGTATACATGTTTTAGATAATGTTGGTAAAGCACAACATAAAAACATTATTGTCATTGAAGAAAATACTATAATAAATATTTGGTAATCTTCCATTTTTTATTTTATTTTATTTTATTATTTATCTAATTTATTATTTATCTATTTTATTCATTTTTATTATTTATCTATTTTTATTCATTTTTATTATTTATTAAACCTTTTAACATTTCAAACGCCGATTAATATTTTTATAAATATTTGTAAAAATAATATAAAGAGTATTTATAATTATTAAATAGACAATAATGATAATAAATGGGGTTGTTCTCCAACCAGAAATGGTTGTTTAGCAGTGATATGTGAGACCAGAAGTCAAACA